CCCGGGAGGGGGGGTGCGCAACTGAACCAATGAATAGAACTCGATCGTGGACTAAATCCGCTTGGCAGTCTTTCCAGTTGCGAACCGATACTGCGTTGGGAAATGTGAACCTTCTAGGTCCATATAACCCTCCGACGTTCGGTATAACTCCTGGAGAAACTGCTACTATCACGGATGAAAATACTCCATTCTCTAAGGGCGGGGCCTTATTTAAGCCCTGCCTGCACGTGCGTACTCTTCGTGAGTACAACATCAAGCAATTAGAGTTGGGCGGCTTCTGGAACGCAAAACGTTCGAACCGCTATGGCATCTATGTGGGGGACCTTGCTGCGAGCGTTAATCTCGCGACCGGCATGGCCAACCACACTGCTCTGTCTGACAGTATTATATCCACGAACTCGGTACGTGCCTTGCGGCGCTTGCTACCGAGTATCAATGAAGGTACGTCACTAGTGAACTTCGTCTTAGAGTTAAAAGACTTGAAGCGCATGTTTCACGGGTGGAACCGCAGACTCAGTGTTCAAAAGAATACTGCGAATGCGGTGCTCAACTATTCCTTCGGTTGGGTTCCCTTTATCTCGGACCTTATGGGTCTCTATAAAGGACTCAAGAGATTCAGCGGCAGACTGCGCTGGCTCAAGAGGAATGCAGGTAAGCGTACTACTAATAGGCTCCGCTGGGAGATTTCAAAGGATGAGACATCTACTTTGAAGTCTTCAGGTGGAATGAACCTTGGTTTTACGGGCAACGGCTCGATTGAATCGTGGCCGGGCTACTCTTATCGAATCGACGACATTGATAGCGTCGAAGAGTATTACTATGCTACTCTCCTTATGCGGTATTCCATACCGGAAATGGGAGAGATTGAACTGAAAATCCGGGCGTTTCTAGATGTGCTCGGGGTCCGTCTGGACCCTGCTATCATATGGAATACGATTCCGTTTTCATTCGTTGTTGATTGGGTTGTGGACGTGGGTTCATTCCTGCGGTCGCTCTCCTTAGACAACCTTGGTATCAGGACTGAGATAATAGACTTCTCGCATAGCGTGAAGTCCGTAATAACGCGCAAGCGTCGTCTCACGTGTTACGCTGACTTAGCACCTAAGTATCCCTTGTTTGGGACGCCTCTGGATGTAATGTCAGTCGTTAAGACACGATACGAGCGTGCTAGGACAATTCCTAGTCAACACGCTATAACAACGTCTGGTGTAAGCTTGGGCGAGGCGGTACTCGGTACCGCTCTTGTTCTAGCCAACCGTCGGACAAAAACAAGACGTAGACGAAACTATCCTCGTAGCCCGCGTCGAGACATCTCGATGCAGGATCCGTGGTAGGTCTACAATAACAACCAACCAACTAACGTCGTGTTTACTGACGACTTCTCTAACAATCCTAACACTGCTTTAACGGCGGGGACGAACGCGGCGCTCACATTTGGGCGCCAGCTACCATCCTCCAATCAAGCAGCCAATTCGAATCGGTATTCCGTTGCTTCTGTCGCAACGACCGCGCCGCATACCATGCTGATTGCACATCGTGTGCAGTCAATCACAGGTTTGCGCTACGCAGCGAGTAACATTGCTGTGCCGCCGGTCATGATCGACGTGCACTCTGTCTCTGTAGACAAGGTGCAAGCAACGCCAACACTTGGAATCGCTGACCCCAACTTTCTCATTAAGAGAGGTTGCACGGTCACCTGGCGGGTCCCCCGTCTCGGGGCCGACACGCCTTCCAATCAGTTGTGCATGGATGAGTTCCTCCGCATTGCTGTGCTGACTAATGTCAGCGCGCTTGCGGGACTCATCAAGTTATTTAACGGCGAATCGTAGTGATACGGCGCCGCCGGCCTAATCGACCGGCTAAACATGCAAAGAGCAGTAATGCTCGATCCAAGCTCTGCAGGGGCCTCGCCTTCGGGCGCGATCTCCCTGCATCCTGGAAACTGACAATGTTGGTCATCGCAGTGATTGTTTTATCTGCGATGTTGTCCGATGCCATCCTATCGCGTTTGCTGAAGGCTTTAGAAGCCTCGCGATGGTTATGGCACTGCTTCGGGCTCTACCTTTGTTAGGGTAGGGCTAAGGATTGTCAAGTCTTGAAGGAGCTTATCCTTGCTTCCTTCAGCTAACATGTGGTGAGAGTGCGGGGCGTATTACCCGACTAAATGCTCGATGAGATATCGGCATCTCTCTTTAGAGACGGATCAATTGAGATCCTTAATGACTGTCTTTTGGCGTCATCTCACACGTTGGCTGTTGGCTCTTGCTTGGACAGACTCCGAGGACTCTGTAGAAGTAACACGACTGGATTATTTACCCGTAAACTTATGGGAAATATGAAAAGCCATACCGGCTGTAGAGACCTAACAAGTTTCTATTTGTCGTTGTTAGAGGCACTCTACAGAGATGTAGCTAGTGCTTATCCTGCTTCAATGGTTCAATTGGAGGTACAACGCGACTTATTAACTATTCGTCGTCGCGTATCTTCGGAGGGCATTTCGTTTTTGACGAAAAGCCTTCCGGCCTTCGGTAAAGCAATTGATTTAGCTTTATCGACGGATACTCCACTCCAGGTCCTGGGCTTTAAAAAGGCCAAAGGATCGCAACTCCCCCGTTTGTTAGGGTGGCTGCTTGCGGATGTATTCCAATTGGACGGCGTCGCTCGGGAAGTCACTCCGGCGGCGTCAATAGCGCTAAAATCGTTACGACAGATCCTCTTGCTATTTTATAAGCTTGAGGTGCCATACGACTCGAATGCCGTTAGTAAAACACTACGGTCATTCAAGGATACTGAGGTGGAAATGGCAACATTTCCAACGCAAACGCCCATGTCTGCTTCAATAATAAAGCAGGCGGCACGACTAGTGTCATTGGTTGTTCAAGAGAGCAATCCGTTTGACATTGTGCCGAAGCATGGTCCGGGCGCGGTAGCAACAGGCGAACGTCCGTGGGAGAAACCCGTTTTTAAACGGTACTTCCCGGAGCTCGATGCTGTCTATCCGTATCCTCTTCACATGTACTTTAACCCGAATCACTTCTTCACTGATGTGGTCGGCCGTAAGCATGTGGAGCTTGAGAAGGTGCTTGTGCCCCTTTCAAAGGTGGTGCTCGTTCCTAAAGACTCAAGAGGTCCGAGGCTGATATCAATGGAGCCATTAGAGCTACAGTGGATTCAACAAGGCCTTAAACAGGTACTTGAAGACGCTATAGCCCAACACCGTTATACCCGAGGTCATGTTAACTTCACTGACCAAGAGATTAACCGGAATTTGGCCCTTAACGCGTCCCGAGATGGGATTAACGTTACTATTGATATGAAGGATGCCTCCGACCGTGTATCATTGGCACTAGTACAGATGCTCTTCCCATGCGAATGGGTAGAGTGCCTAGAAGCCTGCCGATCACACGGAACGGTCCTTCCGACAGGTGAACGAGTGATGTTTAATAAGTTTGCTCCTATGGGTTCAGCTTTATGCTTCCCAGTGGAGTCCCTTGTTTTTTGGTCACTCGCTGTCGCGACGATTATGGCAGAAGAGAACTGTCTTGCCTGGCAAGCCGCCCGACAAGTGTTCGTCTTCGGTGATGATCTCATTATGCCAGGAAAAGTCTACCCTGGCGTAATACGACAACTAGAAGCGGTTGGCCTTCGGGTTAATCGTAACAAGTGTTGTACCGGGTCCTCCTTTAGGGAGTCCTGCGGTATGGACGCCTATGGAGGCGTTCAAGTAACACCCGTGCGTATAAAAACGCTGTGGGATCCATCATTAGACCCTGTTCAGGTCCATGCTTCGTACGTGGCGGTGTCGAATCGCCTATACTTACATGGTTACCGTCAAGCTGCACACTTCATTGAGAACGAAGTGTTAAAGCGTAAGCCCACTCCCTTTACCAGGGGAGAGCCGACCGCCATTCAGTTTGTCAGGCCTGACCTAGATGTGCAGCATCGCAACGAGCAAGCGGGAATACGTACGCGGCTTCCAAGCCGTAATACGGGTTTTCACACCGCTCGATCGCGCTGCATCCGTCCTATTCTTGTCAAAAGAGAGCATGGATACCGGGGCTTAACTGCCCATTGGACCAAGCTCTTCCGATCAGAACGACGAGATGGTGATGTTACTAGAGAGGAGACAGCGATGTCTCAGCTCAGAGCGAAGCGTATTGGTAATCGCATCGTTTTTGGTAACTTACCATTGGAGGCCGAACAGTACTCGACGCCCCACCGAGTTTCCTCAGTGTGGGGTTGGTCGGTTATAGACACTCATCTATAACTTAGCGTTCAACGCTACATACGCGGGC